AGGGAGAAAACGTTTCATCGTAGAATGAACAAACTATCGCAAGACAAAAAGCAGTCAGATCAAGAGGTGCAGCATTATAGGCAAACTCGTGATCAATATGCTCAAGGATTGCAACATATGATGGCGGCTAACCAGATGGAAGAACCAAACTGGCAGCAGCTAAAACAGACATTGAGTCCTGAGGAGTATTCTAGCAGGGTTGCAGATTATCAGGTTTATCAGATGAATATGTCTAAAGTTCAAGATCAACAAAAGCAAATAACTCAAGAACAACAGAATGAGGCGGTTATTAGTTGGCAGAATTATGTCGGCAATGAGGCTAAAACTCTGATGGAAAAAATGCCTGAGTGGAATAAATCAAGGCAGGATGAAACTATTGAGTATGCAAAAGAAGTTCTAGGATTTAGCCAAGAGGAAATTAATGGTGCAGCAGATCACAGAATGATCTTAGCTATTAATAAATCCATGCGGTACGACAGATTAATGAATAAAACACCTGATGTTAAAAGAAAGATCAAAGCAGCACCGAAGTCTACTAAGTCAGGGACTCCAATATCTAAAAACCAAGTAGTTAATAATCAAAAAAACAAATTGCGACAGAATTTTATAAAAAACCCATCAAAGGAAGCCGCAATTCAACTCTTAATGAATAGATAGGAAAAATCATGGCAATATACAAAACTTCTGATGCCGTTGGTGAGAGGGAATCCCTCGCTGATATCATCTATCGATTGGACACAACAGAGTGTCCTATATTTTCAGCAGTAGACAAGATCACTACAAATGGTGTTTTTTACGAATGGCAGACTCAAGAGTTAGCCGCAGCCGCTACTGATAACCACGTAAATGAAGGTGCTGATGCAGCGTTAACTAATCCTTCACCTACAGTCAGACTTGGTAACTACCATCAGATATCTGTAAAAGACTACTCTATCTCCGGCACTCTCGATTCCGTCGACAAGGCAGGTCGAGAAAGAGAGACCGCTTACGTCAAAGTTTTAAAATCTTTGGAACTTCGTCGTGATATAGAGAAATCTATCGGAGACACAAACGTGGCTCGTTCAGGTTCAGATCCAAGAAAATCTGCGTCATTATTGACATGGATGTCTAATGGAGACAAACCATCTGACATGGATTTTGCAGCAAACTCAAATGGAACTGCAGCCGCTGATGTGACTGGTACTGCAGCAGCTTTGACTTTAGCAAAGATTGACAATGCAAAACAGCAATCTTGGGAAGATGGTGGAAATGCATCATTATTGGTGTGTTCAGCTACAAACAAAGCGAATATTTCTGACCTTTCTCAGGCAGGAACTAATCTTGTAACAAACCAAGTCAATACTTCAAAAGGCACTGCTCCAACATTTGTGGGTGCGGTTTCTGTAATATTGACAGATTTCGGTGAGCTACAATTAACACCATCAAGATTTATCTCAAACGACAAGTTGTTCATGATTGATCCTGAATATGTATGTTTAGGAACTATTAATGGCAGAAACTTTGCTGAGAGTGATCTTGCGAAAACCGGTGACGCAAATAAAACACAGATCGTCACGGAATGGACTTTAGCCGTTAAGGCTCCAAAAGCTCATGCAGTAGTTTTCGGATTAAATGGTTCTTAATCAATAATAATGCAGAGGGGGAGCAATCCCCCTTTGATATTGGAGTTATTATGAAAAGAGTTTTAAGTGTTGATCCTGAGGCTAGGAAAAAAACAACATATCATTATGACAATGATGGATCTCAATACATCACAACTGAACAAGATGTGACTGAAATACTTGATGTTAATAAACGTGTGGCTAATCAATACGAAAAAAACTCGTTGATTGGTAACACTCAAAGACATCAGCAGGAAGTTGCAAACATACCATTGACAATTTTTTATGATCTCAAGATGAAATTTGGCGATCCCAAAAACAACCCTGAGGCAAAGAAAAAGTGGAAAGCATGGTTAAACGATCCGGATAATAGGTTCTTTAGAACCGGTGGAGGTCAAATCTAATGGCTATAACAACATATTCAGAACTGCAAACTGCAGTCGCTAATCATCTCGCAAGAAGTGATTTAACGAGTGTTATTCCTGACTTTATTTCTTTAGCAGAGGCTCGTTTATCAAGAGATCTAGAAACAAGAGATCAAGAAAAGAGAGCACAAGCGACTATGACAAGCGGAGATGAATATATTGCTCTGCCTACAGACCTTAGAGAAGTACGTGAGGTTAAAATTAATCTTTCTCCAATAAGGGTTTTAACATATATGTCTCCCACTGCATTGGATACAACATATGCAACCGGCAGCGGAGGAACACCTCAAGCCTACTCAATCATAGGAAAAGAGTTAAAACTTAGACCGGTTCCTGACAGTAGCGACACAATAGAAATTGTGTACGTTGGCAGTTTAACGGCTTTGTCAGACTCAAATACAGTCAATGTGATGTTAACAAGACATCCTGATGCATATCTTATGGGGAGTTTAGTCGAGGCATATCAGTATTTGATGGATGATCAAAGAGCCACAGTCTATGACATAAAATTCACACGTATTATCGAGGAGATACGAAAAGATGAACAAAGAGCACATTATGGCACTGGCTCATTACAAATACAAAGCATCTATCAACGCCAAGCAGCAAGTTAGGAGATAAAATATGTCAGCAATGTCAGATTACCTTGAACTTAAATTTCTTGATCATTTCACAGGACGAGCCTCGACTTCTGCTCCGAGTGCGGTTTACTTAGGTTTATCCACCGGAAGTTTAGGAGACGATAATGGTGGTACAGAGTTATCAGGTAATAATTACACGAGGAAAGCGGTCACGTTTGCAGCAGCATCGTCAGGATCTATTTCAAGCAATGCTAACGTAGAATTCAATGCAGCAACCGGTTCATGGGGTGATGTGAGTCATTTCGGAGTGTATGATGCAGCATCGTCAGGTAATTTATTATTTCATGGTGCTTTCACTGCCTCCAAAACAATTGCTAGTGGAGATATTTTAAAAGTAGCAAGTGGATCATTAACTATAACTGCAAACTAAGGTTTAATTTATGGCAACCCTTGAACAACTTGATAGCTGGGGTAACATTGATGCACTAGATAGTTTCGGTACACTTGAACAACTTGATAACTTAATATTGCATGAGGCAAGTGCAAATGTATCAACATCTGCAAGTGCAACATCAAGTGGGATAAGAATACAAAATGTAAGTGCTAGTGTTTCAACTGTATCAGCATCAACATCTTCAGCAAATATTGTAATTCTTATAACTGCAAGTACAGCGTCTGTTGGATCAGTTTCAGCAACTGCATCTTTTGAAGTTACAGTTATTGCAAACGCAAATGTGAGTGCGACAGTATCAGCAGCTTGTTTGAGAATATTGCCATCATTGGATGCAAGTATTTCTGTTGATTCATCGATTGCAGGATCAGCAATATTAATAGCAAATTGTATTGGATCTATAGATACATCTTCAGATGTTTCTTCAACAGCAAATTTTGAGGTTTTCACAACGTCAACTGTCAGTACATCAGTAACTCCTAATGTGACAGCAAAGATAATTGGAGAAGATTGGTCTGAGGTTGCGGAAGGATCTGAGACTTGGGCAGTACAAAATATTGGTTCAGAAGTATGGACAACTCAAAATGTTGGAAGTGAGGTTTGGTTTAGGCAATGATAGATTTCGGAGAATGGTTGCCTGATCAGCAGGCAATAGCAAGTCCTCTTCAGGTGGCAAAAAATGTTATTCCTTCTGCGGTTGGATATTCTGCGGTTAAAAATTTAGGAGATTTTTCACTTGCAGGAACAGCAAGATTACAAGGTATTTATTCCAATAAAGATAGCACTGGATCAATAGAATTATTTGCAGGAGATGCAGGCAAATTATATAAATTTAACACTAATAATAGTCAGTTAGCTGATGTTTCAAAGTCAGGTGGTTATTCTTTAGGAACTGATCAATATTGGAACTTTTGCACATTTGGTAATAAAATTATTGTTGCAGGAGATACATCTCAGAGATTGCAGTTTATAGCCTC